CCACACTCCTAAGGCACTCGAACAGCCAGAGCTATTAGCTCTCGCCCCGAATTAGCTTCGGATAGTTCGTGTTGTGTGCCCGGACCTCCCCGGTTCCAGCGTTGACATCGATCCACACGGTCGCGACATTGCAAAGCAAGTCTTTGATCATGGCATCGGTGATTACCGCATTCCGCGGGCAGGCGACTGTGAAATTCACAGTCAGAGTGACATCGGCGCCGGTGACAGAGTCCTTCTTAACGAGGGTACCCTGCACAAGATGGCGGTCAATGAGCGCGTTCTTGGGACCCGACACAGAGTGTTGGATATTCAGGAACACGGGCTCAGCGGCCGTCGAAGACGGCAAGTAGCGGCGAGTACCCCCGGGGAGATCCCCGAGGATTTCGTAGCTAGCATCGCCAGCGGCGTCGTTGTTCTCAACAACAAGTGGGTTTGCGAGCATAGTGGGTTACTCCAATCTATTTGGAGCCCGCGAAGATCGCGAGCAGAAGCACCAGCTGGTCTGGTGAAAGACTCTCTGGCGATAACGTGGCCAGAGAGACTGGAAGACCTACCCCCCTCTCGTAGTAATTCCACCTGACCCGGCCCAGCTTGAATTCCTGATGAACAGAAGTTCCAAGCTGATTATCGGCAACCTGGTAAACGTCGATATCGGCGCTCGCCTTAAAGCTATGGCTGACTCGTGAGAGTTTCCACGGCTCCGCGGGTTGAACCCGCGTGAGGCGATCCAGGTGGGTGCTAATCTTGAAAACGTAATCCACAACAAAGCTGAATGGGATAACCTCCCACGCAGACTTGATTGGATTATCGAGTCCAAAAGCACCGGTCAGGCCTCTCAGTAGACCGATTGTATCGTTCAGGTGGGTCATATACTGGGTCAATGTAGAACCAGCTCTGTAATCCATCCTGTACGAAACCAGTTCGTAGCGAAATCCCCAACAGCGCACGGGCTCAATCGAGAGTGACGGTAACCCAATGTAGGGTAAAACGTCGCGACGATAAAAAGCCAGGCGAGTGGGTTTCCCATAGGTCTCACGAAGCCATTGAAGGCGTTCTTGAGTCTTCTGGACGACTTCCGACAAGACTTTGAGGTCCGATAGCAAGCTTTGCCATCCGAACTCGTTCGTCAAGTGGAGGCCGGCTACATCCTTCAGAAAGTCACCCTGGAGCTTGGGGAGGAGCTGATCTAGCTCCCTCATACCTCCAAGGAATTCCGCAGCTGACATTTGCTGCGGAAACTGCGTAGTGAAGTCATTGAAGGCTTCAAGATGCAGAGACTCACGAAGGCCATCTGAGAGAAAGGGGAGGATCGAAGAAAGGTCGCTGAGGCTGAGCGAAGGCTTAACCTCATGCGGAGTGACCACGGAACCGTGGTCACCAGTAAACGGCTGAAGGTAGTCCCCGGTATAGAGCCACTTCGTGTGCAGGCACGGATTCATCCTCTGCGTAATGGCAACGTCGTGGTACCGATGTTCGGTAATCACTGCGTCCTCCATATACGAAACAAAGGTGAAGTTCGGCCAGCCAATAGGCAGCTCAAATTCGCCGGGGTCTCCACCAGGGAAGCCGTGCCCAGTCCAATGATAGTCGACGATTTCTTGGCCGTAATAGCCTTGAGACCGAAAACGAGTCATGGTGGGCTACTCCTTTCTAAGAGGTAGGAAGCACAGCACATCTGCTTAGTTCAGCAGTAGCGCTGAGTAGGGCCCCCAGTGGGG